CGACTTCCCATTATTTTGTTTGTATATTCTAATATCATATAAAGAAAAATAAAAATTGATAATCATATAAATACAATAGTATATATACATAGTAAATTATTATGGGTATTCCTTATTATTTTTATTCATTGACAAAAAAATATCAAAATATTTTAGATAATAATAAACCGGCAAAGACAGATATTTATTGCATTGATTTTAATGGTATAATCCATACTGTCGCCCAACAGATTTTGAAGGACAAACGAACTGAATCTATGAAGACAGAAGAAATTGACGAGCTAATTTTGGAAGGTATTTGGAAGAAGGTCGAGAGCTATATTGAATTATACAAGGCTAAAAAATATGTCATATGCGCCGACGGCGTAGCTCCGACTGCAAAAATTATTCAACAGAGAAAGCGCAGATATTTGAATATATACAGAAATAAATTGGACAAGGATTTCATCAATACTCCGGTATGGGATACAAACGCCATAACGCCCGGGACGGCCTTTATGAAAAAAATGAATGTTTATATGGATAATAAAGTGAGATACTCCACGCATAACATAGAAATTATATATAGCGGTAGTAATGAATGTGGCGAAGGCGAACACAAGATATTTAAAAAAATCAAGATGATGACAGCAGGCTCCACGAAGGAAAATATTATTATCAATGGTCTTGATGCCGATTTAATTATATTGTCGCTGATGTCGCATATTAAAAATATTTATTTGATGCGCGAAACTGTTGATAAAATCACGAATCAGGTTGTATATAATTATTTGAATATTAATAACTTGCGAGTAGCCATCTTGAGAGAATTGAACTTTTTGTGGGGACTTAACAAGGATCTTCATAAAGAGAAAGATATTATTGAATCCTATTGTACTTTGTGTTCAATCCTCGGGAACGATTTTGTCCCGCACTTATTGACGGTGGATATTAAAGCCGATGGCGCCGACAAGATTATTTCAATTGCGAGGAAAGCTACAGAAGAATATGGATTGCTTGTCAGCAATGATAGCATTAATTACGAGTGTCTGAAATACATTTTCAAGCAACTCTCAATGACAGAAGACAAAGATATATTTATTATTTGCGAAAAATATATCAATAAAAAAATATTCAACAATTCGAGTATTCCGAGCGATAATTACGGATTAAAAAATAAGGATGACTTGTGCTATAAGATATACAATGATAATAGCAGATGGCACAAGAACTACTATAATATGATATTTGAAAATAACATTACCATCGATTCATCAGTAATTTACAATTCGTGTTCTAACTATATTAAAGGCATCTATTGGGTATATGAATATTACAAAGGGCATAGCATTGATTGCGAATGGTATTATCCCTATAATTATCCGCCTACATTAAAAGATATCAGCAATCATTCAATCGCCCACGAGGCTCCTATAATTACTGCGAACAATAACTTTCTGGACCCGAACATCCAGTTGCTAATTGTTCTCCCGAAGGATAGCATTCATCTCATCAATCACAAATATAAAAAATATATGACTGATATTTATTCGGGACTCTTTCATATGTATCCGGTTAATTATAATATCCAAACATTCCTCAAAACACACCTATGGGAATGTAGCCCAATCCTCCCATTAATCAATATCAACTATATAAAAAATATAATCTCCCTATATCCCCCATAAATGCCCACCCTGCCCGCAGCTTCCCTCTCCCACAATTCCTGTCTCCTAAGCTCGCACATCTCGCGCACTCGTATACTCATATACTCATATACTCCTAAGCTCGCACATCTCGCGTACTTCCTTCATTTTAGATAAGCTTCATAATTTCTTCTATTTTATTTTTGTCAGTATCAGCGAAATAATACCAGGATTTTTTCTCAGGATCCCATTTACATCCGTGCTTTTTAACGGCATCCTTGTTTTTAAAAGCGACCTTAATATATACCCTATTACTTTTGTCGGATTCGCCGGATGCTCCGGATGCTCCGGCAGCTCCATCTCCGAATTCTCCAGTATTGCTCCGAGCGGGCTTTTCTTTTTCTGTGGATAAACTGAGGTTTTCAATGTCCTTGATGGATTTAATGTTTTCCTCGCTAATATTGTCTTCGTAATACCATTTTTTCTTATTCATATCCCATTTACATCCTAACTTTTTAACGGCATCTTTGTAAGAATAAGATACATTAATGAAGTTTTTTGCAGAACTCGCGACGACAATAGACAGATTTTTAAATCCGCATATATCTTCGTCGCGCTCTTCAAAATTGGGATTAACCGCCAAGTTCGCCAATCTATCTGCCTGGCTATTGCCGATAGAGTGCTTATCAGATAGATTAGTATGCGCCTTGATGTGATGTAACTTGATATGTTTCTTGTTCCCATGATATAGCTCGTAAATCTTTTGCAATAGCTTTAAGTTCGGGGGAATCTTGTCCTCTTTCGTTTTCCAGTTATTCTTCGCCAGCTTCTCTCCATAAGAACCCGTGCATTTCATAACATACTCGGAATCTGTATAGATATTGATATTTCGCTTATCTTCAATTTCTTTCTTCAATATTTCAAGAGCTCGTATCATAGCCGTTAGCTCTCCCGTGTTATTCGTTTGTTTCCCTTGAACTACATTAGACTCATTGCGACAATCATCTGTCTCAAAAAATACACCATAGCCCGCCTTAGCATTAATCTTTCCATTGTTGATACAGGAACCGTCAATATACACATCAATATCTTGCTCTTCTTCAATTCTCTCCATTAGTATATGTTATGTGTATTGTAAGTATTATATAATTATATAATATTAATCAATTTTTATATACCATCTTATATTCAACATCATTTTCATATTCTATGATAAACTCGCATTTTTTATAAAAATTAACCAGGTATTCTGTCGTAGATTTATTCTTATCTACAAACAGATATATTGGCTCAGTCCCCAATTCCTCCTTGGCTCTACTAATCATTTTAGAGGCTATCCCGCGATTCCTATAATTTACATTAGTACATATTTGATTAAGATAATTATCACTAATTCCTATAAAACCTATGATATCACTCCCGATAACATAATATATAACGCTGTTATATGTATTAAATCTGTTCTTTTTAAAGTTCGCATTTATCAACCTTATACATCTAAATATCTCTTCTTCATTCAAATCCTTCATTAACTTATACACTATCATTATTACCTAACAATAACAATTTTATTATTTCAAATGGGGGAACCTATGGGGTGGGGGAGACCTATGGGGGAAACCGCCCCCCAACGCGGTTTTATACGAAGGCTATAATGGGGCTATTGAGCTATTTCTAATACCTGTATGATGTCTTAAAAAATGAACCAGAATTTTCTAAAAATTGAAAATTAAATTTTGAGTACATCTCTTGATTTATTTTGTAATTTCTAAAAAACTTTTGAAATTTTTGAAAAAACAGAAAGATGTACTCAAATTATTCTTTTCAATTTTTAGAAATATCAAGTGTCTTTTTAAGTTATCATAATGGTAATACTAATATCTCTATAGCCCGCGTTGGGGGCGGGTTCCCCCATAGGCTATTGAGATATCTATATCTGTAATGAATAAAAATAAAATAAAAATATATAATTGTGTGTATGCGAGTGTAGATAATAGTGCTTCATAAAAGCACAGAGGGAGGGGGGATAGCAGGGATTATTCTAGGATTATCTTGTTATTGATGTTATAGATATCAATATATTTCTGCGGTATCTTCTCAAATGAGATGAGGTTCATATTAAACTCAAAGTTATCCAGAAAGTTATTATCAACAAGATATTTATACAATTCATTTTTAGAGAGTTTTGCGAGAGCAATTGCCTTATCCTTTGTAATTCCAGTACCAATTTTAGGAATATTATCGCTTTTATCTCCATAAATCGCTTTAAAGTTTAGATCTACATTAGCATCATCGTAACCCCGTTTTTTCAATTCTTTGAACTGCATATTAAATACCAGGACATTCTTATCTACCAATTGAAGAAAGTCATTGTCATTCGTGATAATAATAATCTTAGAAGCAATCTTCGGCTTCAGATATTTATGTGTAAGATATACAATGTCATCTCCCTCCAATCTGTCTGAATAGATGCTCTTCAATTCCAGCTTTTTATTAACAAACTCATTAAATATGCTAAATATGTTTTTATTAAAATTGTTCTTCTGGCTTCTCGTAGCCTTGTACTTATCATAAATATCATTTCTCCAAATATCACTGCGCAAACAATCATAGCACAAAATAATATTGTTAGCAGTAGTCTTCCACATTTTACATATCTTCTTCATATCATTCCCGATATGTTTATAAAAAGCGTTAATGAAGTTTTCGTTTTCAATAATTTCATCCACATTAATTTCTGGATAATTTTTTTGAAATTTATACCATCTCATTGTAGCAAAATATCTGTGGAAAATATAGTAGCTACAATCAATTAGTACAATATTATTATGCTTATCCAATTTAATAATATTCATATACTTTATATTATTCTTATTTATTTAAATAATAAATCAATTTTTATATTATATTATTTACATTGATTTAACCACATATATGCCTTTTCCATAACAATTTTTAGCTCGCCCTTATTTTTCTTCAGTTCTCTCCATTCAATTTTGACATTCTCAAAGTTATCCTTCTTATTTGTACTAATCTCCTTAAGCTCATTCAGGCGAAACTTAACAAATATATTATAATCAGTAGGCTTCTTATCATCACCATTCGCATCTTCCTTCTTTCCCTTAGTATCCGCAGCCGCAGTAGAAGCCGCAGCAGCAGAAGCAGTAGAAGCCGCAGCAGTAGAAGCCGACTTATCAGTATTAGCTAAAACTTTTGCTGTATTTGACTTTGCAATAGTTCCAAGATTTCCTTTTCTGCCCTTAGCTCCCTTAGCTCCCTTAGCTCCCTTTCCGCCCTTAGCTCCTTTAAGAGTATCATTTACATCTACATCTACATCTACATCTACATCTACATCTCCTTCATAATTTTCATCACCCGCATTACATCCGACTATACATTTAGCATCTTTTGTCGCCAAAGTCTTATCAGAAATATTGTCAACTTTCTCTTCATTATTTAGGGTGCCTTTTGCTTCTTGGTCAGTACCAGAACAATCGGTTTCTTTTCCACTTTCATCGGCTTCATTGTCGCGACTATCATCACAATCATGATCGCATACATTATAAAACTTCCTTATATCTTTTAAATTATAAGAGCCGTCTTTTCCACACTTCTGTTTTAATTGATTCATCTTTTCAATATCTTCAGCATCGGAATATAGAGAAAGTATATTCTTTATTACAGGTTCTTCGTGAGTAATACGAGATAGATTTTCATTTTTGACCCACACCTTTTTGTTGTTTTTGACATCTACAATCCACAGCTCTTTATCATAGCCTTCCATAATAGAATTGATATCATATCCTTCGGCAGATAATCCATAATGGAGAGGCGATAGCTCTGTTCCCATATAATAATTCTTAGAAGAATTAATGCATACTTTCTTAACAGCACTCATATTTATTATGATATATGTTATATCATATAAATCAATTTTTATATAATAATAAATATGTCATACAATAACATCTATCTGTAAAAAATTGATATGTAAACAGTGAACTTGTTTCATTCTAACAATACGCCATAATCTCATTAGGCTACCTAAAGGCAATTATGTGCTTTTTATATGAACTGCACGAGTATATTGAATTATTGAAGGAAAAATATAATTTTGAAGGGAAGAGTTCCGACAATATTGAAGATATTGAAAGCAATATTATTGATATATACTATAATAATAATATATACAATTTAAAGGAACAAATAAATACTATACTTTCGCAATTAATTATAGAAGAAAGCGACGCAGGCGAGAAGAGAGAAAAAATAATTAAGGAAATGGAGGAAAATATTATAGATATATATGGTATTAATAAAAAGAAAAAAAAGGAATATTATTCATATATTTGCGATATTAAAAATATCATAATAGAATAAATGGTAAAAGGTTTTATTAAAAATGTTTTCAATAAATATTTTTCAAAAATGAATCCCCTGAAGGCTATAAAAGTGTCATTGACTATAATAGCTATAATTATATATATATGGTTTTTTTGTTTAATAGGAATATTATACGATTTTTATAGAGAAACTATTTATAAAGGAATTGAGAATTCGCCCGTTGAAAGCCTTTTTAGCCACACAGTAGGCTTCAATCAGCCTGTCTCAGTTATACCGGTAACTATATTTGATAAAATTATATATAACAAAGGATTGATGAATTTTTATTCCATTATTTTTGGAGCTTTAACACTTCTTATATTTGTAGTCTTAGCTGCTTGGTTTATAATAAAGAATATATTTTTCATTAGTTGGATGGCTTATCAATGGCCCTTTGATGAATTGGTTGAAGTATTTAACATAATATTGTTAGAATCTCCGTTCACCAATTTTGCTATCACCAACTTGTTGCGATTATTAAAGATATTCCTAAGCTTCTTTAAGAAAAGAGAAAAGTTTCAAAATAAGATCGATTTTGCTTCTATTCTAAGATCGCAATATGAAACGCAGAGAAAATATATAACTGAAATGCAAAAAAATCTTTACAATAAAGCTAAACAGCATTATGAGAAAAACGAGACATTTATGGTAGATATTATGAAAGTCAGGGAACATACGACAAACGCTGTCATTTTAAAAAACTTATCAATAATTACCTCCGAAAATGATATAGCCTCGGCAAATATAGAAAACACTACAATGGCTTTAGAAGTCAGTATGAAAATAGCCGCAAAACTCTAAAGCCGTAACTATATACTCCGATATACTCCGAATAATTAAAAATATTATTATAGAATAAATGGGATATAAGGAACATTATTCTAATTCATCAAATAATGATATTCAAAAAGAAGCGGAAGAGATAGCGAGTATAGTCTATGATTATGAATTAATTATTAAGGTATTTCTTGTTATTATATTAATATATACATTTAATTCTAACATATTTACAATTAGCTCAGAGGTTATTAATAATAATTTAAAGCTATATGCATTCTTATCTCTTATGGTTATATTATATACGCTGTATAAACTTGATATAATATCATTATTGAAATTGTTGATAATTCTAATCGTTGTCTCTGTTATCTTGGCTTCAATATATTATAATTTAGAAAAGCTCGAGTTTTTAATATTGTTCTATTATTCTTTTAATTATCAACTGGAAAAGATATACAACGAGACCAAAACCAATTACAATGAAGTGCTATTCAGTTTTATTTTCATAGCCATAATATCTATGATATCCATAGTGTTATACTGGGATAATATATATACTGATGCTAAAAAATTATCCAAGTGTGGAAAAATAATTAATACTATTGAGAATAATAATAAGAATAAGAAAGCATTTGTTTACAATATTATAATTATCAATAACGATTTAATAGATACGACAACATCCAAATATATATTAAAAATAACATACGATTTTATGAAGAAAAAAACCATAGTTGATTATGGAACAGACGACGGAGATTACTCAGATGGCTCAGAATCTTTCAAAAAACCCGACTATAATTTTGAGTTAAATAATAAAA